GGGAGCTGCGAGAACATCTCGAAGAACAGTTTTACCTTGTCCATTGCAGTTGGATCATCCGATATCACTGCCCAAGCGAGCTCCAAAACGGGCCAACTAAGAATTATCAAAACTGCCCCGTCGTTCCAGTCCGATTGTCTGGCTTCTAACAATTTACCCTGGTATTGTTCTTCACCTCGGGCCATACGATCGGCATGTAAGAGTTGTGCCTCTGACATTGCCATCTTCGTCTTCTGTTTGTTAGCGTAAATCTTACTTCCAGCAGAGACGGCTAATTTTATTGCCGATAACCACATATTAGTACCACTCAGCTATTCTTCTCTTCTCTGGTATAATGTTTCCTTGACCTTGAACTTCTTGTTCTTGTGTTTCCTGCGGATTTGTAGCTTCGATTTCTACTCCACCCTCAGCATAACCATCTTTGTTCGTAAACATTTCATGGTTTAGGTTTTTTTTTTTTTTTTCTTCTATTTTTCCTCCTAATATTTGCTTCTCGCAAGGCAATTGCGATTGCTTGTTTTCTATTTTTAACTTTTTTATCAGATTTTCCAATAGAAAGCTTTCCTTTTTTAAATTTCTTCATAACTTTAGCAACTTTTTTCTGTTTTTTGTCCATTTTACTCCTGATCTGTGCCTATAATTACTGATCCACCCATCATGTCTTTCGCATTTGGTAAAGTTTTACTTAAAACTGTTTTTTGAATGGACGTATCTGCTCTTAATTTTGCTAATTTTTCGTTTTGATCTAGTTTTTCATCAGTATTTTGTTGGTTCATCATCGCTCTCATCTTATCTAGGTTTAATCTTTCGTCACCTTCTTTTTCTTTTCTCATATTTTCTTGTGCTCTTAGGTCTAATTCTCTAGATCTTAGTTTAGCAAGAGGGTCATTTGCAAAATCACCTAATATTTTCTTTTCTTCTTTAGAATACTCTTCCATCATTTCTGCAATTAAAACAGCTTTTCTAGATTCTATTTTCATGGTCAAATCCATAACTTGTTGTTGCATCATTGGATCTTGCATTGCCTGTGGGTTTTGTTGCATTGATTGTAGTGTTACGATTTCTCTTTGAAATTCCATTTCAACTTGTTCTAAAGCCATCAAAGATATGTGTTCAAAAATATTTTTTTGTAAACTCGCCATGACCACAGGATTATTTCTTGCCATATTAGTCGACATAAAATTTAAATGAGCTGTAATGTGTGCTTGGTGATCTTGACCCTTGAACGCTTGAAAAGGTTGACCTGCTAAAGCTTGTATGTGTTCAATTGCAGGATCCATAGGTGCAGGTCTTGCGGGTGGCTTTAAAATCGCATCAATGTTTTTTGCACCCAAAGCTTCATACATATTTCTGTAAGCAGTATATAAATTATGAAGCTGAGGGTTAGAAGTAGCCAGTTGCAATTCTGTTTGGGCTATAGAGATCCTTTGTGCTTGAGAAAAAATGTTTGGATCTGCAACTGGTATGATGTCTATTTTATCATCAAAGTCTGTTTGTTTAATCATTTTTTGACCACCAACGACATCGTAAGGATATTCGTTTGGTAAGTATAATTTAAATACTCTTGTCATTAATTTAAATTCGTTTTTAAGTGCTGCGTAAATTCTTTTGTGGATCGCTGACATTGTTCTCGATCCACGTTCCAACAAGGCTACTGTCGTGCCCACTGCCGCTTGTTGATTACCCTCACCTACTTGAAGATCAGCGATTGAAGCAAAACGTTGGCCCGCTGAAACCACGACACCCATAAGCTGTAACAAAGTTGCAGACGGTTCTTTAAATGGTAACGTCATAAATGAATCTTTTATGTTACCACCTGGTGCGTCTACATCTCTAAATTCTCCTGGTTGTATAGATTGTGCATCGTCTCTAATTCTAATACCACGCATTTTAAAACCTGCGGGTAAGTTAGAAAGAGTTCCTGCATCAAGCAACGATCTTAGCGCCGTTGTTGCTGTTCTCGATAACCCACCGATCATGTGAATTAAACCAAAGCCGTAAAAACCTAAACCAGGTAAAAATTTAAAATGTACAAAGTATGGAATCTTTTGTTTTTTAGGATCTGCTATTTCATAGTTTCTTCTAATAGATAAAATCTCTTTTGAACCCTCCTCTATGGTTACAATGTAAGGAAGTTTGATTCCTGTTTCTTGACCATCAGGTCCACGGTCCTCGAAACCTTCTAAATCTAAATTAATATGAAATTCAAGAAGCGTATACATATCTTCGTTAAAAGTTCTTTTAGTTCCTTCTAACATTCTTTCTTTTTTTTCTACTTCCGTTTCTTGATTAAAAGGTCTTGGTAATTCTATATCTCTATAAAATCCAGCGACTTGTTGTTTTCTTAAATCATTTTCAGAGATTTTAATACGGTGGATCACGGCCTCTGCATCTTCTAATGAAGTGGCATTATATGGCACGATTAAATCATCAGCAGGGACGAACTTTGAAACCGTCCTGCCTAAAAGATCATCATAGTAAACTTTCTTAAAGGCAGATCCGGAGAGAGGGAGATAAAAAAGCATTTGGTCAAACTCTGGTTCATACTCTTTCATCACATCCATGAGCTGATAGTTCATGAATTCTTTAACACGATTTGCTTGGTCATTCTTTTGTGGAGTCTGGACTCCGATAATTCTTGTTCTTACAGGTCCATCTGCAGGTAACAATTCTTTATATGCCAAAGATTGAAATTGAGTAACCGCTTCTGATAGCACAGGGTGTGTGGCACCACTTGCGCCTTGAAAAGGTTCTGAAGGAGTTTCATATTTAAATCCTAACAGATCTAAACCTTTTGCATAAGAAGTTTCCCAATCTTTTCTTGAAGATTTATATTCTTGATAATTTTGTGCTAACTCTGAACCAAGAGGATTTAGTGTTTCCTCTGGTAATAACTCAGCTAGATTATCAAAGTGACTTTCACTTTGTTCTTGGCTAAAGGCTCCTGGTTCAAAATTAATCTCAACACCACCATCTTCGGTAGGTGTGATTTCTGTTTCACCTTGGTTAGGTAAATTTTCTTGAATTTCTATTTGTTTTTCTGCCTGCTCTTGTGGTCCAGGTATTTCAACCTTTTTGTTTGGCAGGCTTTTGTCTATTGCCATGTTTTTTCTCCAATCTTACATCTTTAACAGTATTATATTGAATATTCAACCCTTGAGGCATCGGCCCTGATTTAGGGGGCACTGTAGTTGTTAATTTCTTATATTTGCTAGGGTGTTTAAATACGAATGTCATTACCAATAATACTTATATTTTTTCTTTGTCTTCATTTTATCTTTATAGTCGTCATCCAAGGTAATAAAACCACCTTGTCTGAATCTCATAACAGCTTGTGTCATAGAGTCAACCAAATCATCATGATCACCATACGGAAAAGCTGCACATTCTTCAACCATTTCTTGTGCAAATTCTTGTTTTAATGGAGCCCATATCATACCTGCTTCAAAAAGAGGGGATACAGAATTAACTCTTGCAACTTTATCTTGTCCTTTTGATGGTGTGTAATTATTTGCGGGTATACCCATTTGTCTAAGTTCATACATTAAAGGTAGACCAGATGCTTTAGCTTCGATTAATACGGTATCAGGGTTCCAGTATTTATATTGTTCATAAGCAACTCTTTTAAGTTCTGGAAACTCGTATCTACCTTTTAAAGAATCTAATAATATTAATTGTCTTGGTGAGTCTTCGTTTGGTCTAAAGACACCCCAAGTAGTTATTGCAGAATAATCTGCAGTTTCTTTTTTTAAAAATGCTGTGTCATAACTTTGAATGATATGATCTAATATTGGCATGTGTTCATGTTCCCATTCTTGCCACCACTCTCTTTTGATTAATGCTCCTTCGTCTGAGGTTGGATCTTGCATGTATTGTGCATTCCATTTACTTATTCCTGCAGAAGCTTTTACAGCTTCAAGGTCCTCGAGCCGCCAATATTCAGGCCATACAGGTTTACCACTTGGCATGATTGCAGGAAACTCAACAACGTCCCATTTATCTGCTTTCTCTTCTGCTTGTGCTTTTAATAACATTTCTGTTAAATCTTTTTTACTCCATCTGGTCATGACTAAAATAATTCTACCGCCAGGTTGAAGACGTTGTCGTGGTCCAGACGTGTACCACTCGTACGCTTTTTCAAAAGCATTCTTCGAGTTCATATCTTGCTCGGAATGTGGGTCATCGATAATTAATAAATCAGCACCTCTACCGGTCACCGCACCTTGGACACCGACTGCAAAGTATTCACCACCCTGTGCCGTGTTCCATCTTCCTGCTGCCTTGGAGTCTTCTTGAAGTCTTGTTGCAAAAAGATCTTGATATTCTTTTGAGTCGATTAGGTTTTTGGTTTTACGACCAAAGTTCACGGCTAGTTCTGCCGTGTGGGTTGCTTGGATGATCTTTAATTCAGGATTGTTTCCTATCATCCACGCAGGTAAGAAATAAGATGCAAACTCAGATTTAGTATGTCTTGGTGGCATATTAATAATTAATCTGGTTTTTTCACCCGATGCTATCTTGTTAAATTTTTCAGAAATAATTTTGTGATGTTTACCCTCTACAAATTGTGGCCACATTCTTTTTACAAATGTTAGGAAATCTTGTTTTGCAGCTTCTTTTTTTTGAAACTCATATCCTTCAATAATATCTCGCTTTAATTTTTCTCTAGCTTGAACATCAGGTATTTTATTTATTTGATCTAAGGTTAGCTTCATATGGAACCACAAAGTATTTTATAGGATAAATTATGTAAATCAAGCTATATAGGGGTATACGTTAGGATCCCTTTTGCAAAAAAGGGGATCGACTAAAATAAAAAAGTCAAAAAACCAAAACGGTCTGGTACCTCTATTAGATTTCTGGGATGCTGCACCCTTCGGGTGGGTCCCGCCCACATGCTCTTCTCTATACAACCCAGAGTGGTATGCAGTTCTTGCATAGGATATTGTAGGATAGCCCATGCAAAAACCGCATGGGCTATTTTACTGGTATTATGTCAACAACCTCGCTTTCGTTTTATCATTAACTTGAGTATCAATTCCAATTCCATTGCCTTTGGATTGTCCATTAGCAAATGCCATTCTATCTCTAATACTCATTCTTGATTTAGAGTTAGTTAGTTTTATACCTTGCTTTGCTAACCAATCGGTCAAAGCTTTTTGCTCTGATTTATAAAGCATTGGTAACCCATCTGGATTTGCAATCGGTTGATACTCTGGAACAATTGAAAGATATTTTTCTTTCAATCTTTTGCAAAGTCTATTTGCAACACCCAAAGTAAATGCGTGTTTTGCTCTTCTTTTTTGTAATGACGGTAATTTAACATTTTTAAATTCTTGCTCCGTCAATCTTTTAATTGTCCTAATAAAATAATTGCACATTTCTGTTGCAACAATTCTATTTGACTCTCTACCTACAAAATGAGCGATCGTTTCTTTTTTGTAAGTTTCAGAATTATATTTTGTAGTTGTATAAAACTGACAAAAATATAATTGAGCCGTTTGATGCCTAATCCATCGTTGCCAAACATTTTGATCAACAACCTGTGTTTCTTTTTCAATTGGCTCTTGCTCTTCATCTTTAATATCACTTAAAGATAAATTATGTTGTTTTAAAAGATCTAAAGCTTTTTCTGATGCCATCATCGACTCATTCTCTGATGCTCCGTTTTCCTCGGACATCGCTAAAAGTTTTTTGATCTTATTTATTATATCTTTCATTTTTGCTCCTTTGTTAATGTATAGGATTTTATATGAAATAATTTTTTATTGCAAGAAATATTTTTATTTTTTTTATGGGTGGGTCCCGCCCACATGCTCTTCCCTGCAGCTGCTGCATAAATGCAACAGTCAAGAAAAAAATTTATTTTTTTCTGAAGTGTTGCACGAATGCAACACTCCAGTTTTTTACAACATTAAGCCGAAACTAAATCTTTCCAAGATTTTTTTTCGTCTTGAACAAAGGACTTGTAAAAAATTTGTTGAATTTTATACTGAGTGTATCTCCATTCAGATCTTGGAGATAATCGCTCAATCGAGTCCTTTGCATCTTTGTAATTTTTAGCGTCCGTCATATTCAAAAAACTTTCAACAACGTCAACGTCTGTATTTCCGTTGTCTTTGTCTTCGCTTATTCTTAACACTAAAAATGTCGAGTGTGTGTTTTCCATTTTTATTTCTCCTTTCATTTGACAATATAGGATTTTCTGATAAATTTGTCAATAGAAAGGAAAAAATAAATATGTTGGACAAAGGTACAAAATTCTTCGTTACTTGGACACCACAACACATCAATGGCGAAGAAAATTTTCACGGACAAAGTGTTTCGAGAAAAGGCACTTGGGACGAGAAAAGTAAAATAGGTATAAATAAAAAAACAGGAAAACGTTACATGACCTTTTGGGACAGGGACAGAGAAAGATATACAACG